GTATTAGTGGCTGTTCTTTGTGTACTAGAGGCTTCAATTAAGTAATACCTTCTCCACCAACTAGTGTTGCGGATCAATTGCAGAATACGGTTTGTGGCCTTTTCTGTTAGATCCTCAACAATGGTTGCGTCAGCGATACCTTCATTGGCTTCAAATAATCTTTGGTCAGTTTGAGTGACATCAGAATATTCTGCAAATGCAATTACATTTCCACTAAGCGATATGAAGGCCATCGTCCTCTCCTAATTAGATTGTGCTGTCAAATACAGCAGATACGCCGTAGCCTTCATAGACCACGCCTGTGCCATACATAGCACTAGCAACAACGTCAGTGCCTAAACCACGAGCACGTCTTTGTGTTTCAATCTGGATATCACGCATTAAGCCAAAGCCTAGAGCATCACGGTGGAAAATAGCACCCTGATAGTCACCAGCAAGTCCGTTAGTGATCAATGGAGCATTAGCACTTTCAAATACTTGCATACCAAACAAATTACCAACATAACCCATTCTCATGGCTTCATTGGCAACATCACCATAAGCACCGCCTGTGAAAGCAACAGCACCTTGGCTGGTCAATGCTGACTTCAAGTCATAGGCAATGCTTGGGTGTAACACGCAAGCAATACCATCTGTTGGAACACCAGCGTTCTTCAACTTGGTCAAACCTTGCATTAACAAAGCCGCTGTGATAGTTGTAGAACTAGAACCAATCACGTTTGTAGTGAAGTTAGCGAATTGAGCCATTAGGTCTTGGTCAATCTTTTTAGCAATAGCATTACCAAATAACTGTCCTAGGTCAGCAACAACATTACTGGCACTGGCGTTTAGAGCCATGTCTGTAACCATTGTCATCAAACCAACTTGACCAATTGTGAACGAGGCAACATCTGTGCTTACTGCGGTGTTAGAGAAATCATCACCTTCAGTCAATGTTGCCGCAGTTTGCACTGGGTAAATTGGAACTTGAATTGTCTTACCCTGAGCAGGTGCTAGGGTATAATTTTTAACGAGACCACGCATGATACTGCGCTCGTTTGCCACGAACAATGCTTCTTGAACGATTGTAGGTAACAGGTCATTTAGTGTAATTGTGGTTGAACCAGCCATTTTAAATTCTCCTTAATAGTATTTTAGGCTATCCCAGCAGTCTTACGATACTCAGCGTATAGTTTACGATCTGCAGGATTAGACATATTCAATTTAGATATGTCAAACTTTTCTCTTGATTGACTAACATTAGATTTAGTCTGTGTGGTCGTTGGACCTGCTGATTTAAAGTGGGGATTGTCATCTAAGAAACTGCGAACTAGATCATCAACACCAAGAGCCTTGCCCTTGTCATTGTATCTAACTGCACCTGCTTGATCTACAATTTCTACTTCACCATCTGCATTCAATCTCACATTAGGTTTAAGTAGGGTTTTAACCTGCTCTACATTCACTGCACCATACTTGGCTGCTGTGCTTACCAATGGAGTGTCAACACTGTAATTTCTAATGATGTCATCACGTTTACGTATTTCTTCATCTTTCTTAGCGGCAAGATCACTTAAGACCTTTTCAAAATCTCCACGTTTCTTAGATTCCTCTAATGAACGTGCTTCCTTGTCTGCTTTTAATTGACGAAGTTCCTCAATGTCACCTAAATCACCAAACTGCTTTTCATATTTGCGAGCAATAGCACTTTTTAATTTTGCTGAATGATCATCAAACTCTTTTTGTGAATAGGTTTTCTCTGGGGTAGCCTGGGAATTGTTTTCTGATGTTCCAGTATCATCTAAATTGCCAATGTCTTGTTGACTCATTGTTAGTCATGCCTTTTATAAAGTGGGTGAGAAGGGGTAGTCCTTCTCGTAGTGATATTTATAGTCACTGACTATAAACGGGTATTAATCATTACTTTTTAGTAAAGAACTGTGATATGTCCTTGACCACTGTGTGTTAAAGCACTGATAGTTGAGCCAATGGGTATAATGAAATCTACAACTGCACCTTGAGGTATGACAATACTAGTATTGGTGGCAGTTCCATTTAATTTTACATAGTGAGTTTGTAATCCACTCAATATTGTAATCTCTGTTTCATTTATCGCTGGAGTTGCCACAGCGGTGCTAGCACCTGTGTCCAATGTATAGAATTTTGACATTGTTCTCATAATATTTTCCTATTATTTCTTTGGCGGCTTGGGATAACGTTCTTTGTTTTTCTTCGTTCTCATACCGCGAACTGGTAGTGGATGGTTCATTTCTTTTCCTTTTCTAAGATATTACGGGCCCAGACTAATCCTGCGGGACCACCCCATAGGAGATAAGCCTGTGTGCCTGGAGTATCTACACCAGGCTTGTAATAAGTTTTTGCACGACTGAGAAAACTAAATGTGCGTTTAACTATGTCTAAACTCACACGCTGTCTCCTGCTGAATTGTCTAGCACGAGCAAGTCCTATACTGGTGCCACCTTGATTACTGCGACTACTTCTGGCTCTTAGAGCCAATCCACGATGTGCGGCCTGCGCCATGGCCTGTGTAGGAACAAAACCTGTGCTCATATTACTTTTTAGTAAATCTTGCTTTCTGATCTTTGGGTGCGGCTTTGCGAGCCACACTCAGGGCAATGGCCACAGCCTGACCTTGTGGGCGACCTGATTTGATTTCAGTCTTGATATTCTTTGCAATGGTTTTTTGGCCGTAGCCTTTCTTTAGTGGCATAATATTTCCTTTAGTTGTTTGCGGCGGCGGCTGCTCCTGCGGCAATGATATCATCTAAGGTGACTTCAGGATGTAGGGCCAAGATTTGATCATTGGTATATCCTTCCATCAACATGGTTTGAATATGTGCTACTCTTGTTTCTGCTGTGGTCACAGGATGTTCTAGAGCACCCTGAACTGGCATGACTGCATATTGTTCTGCTTCACTAGCCAAATCTGGTGTGTCTGGCATCATTGTTAGTGTGGGGTCTTCTAACATTTCACGTAGGCGGAAGTCAATGATGGCAAATGCTTCAGGGCTTGTAGCCGCTGACTTAGCACTGGCCAATTGTGTGAACTCACGTTGTTGATCACGGATGCTAAAACTCTCTGGGTAAATAACTTCACCCTGCCATTGACGTCCTTGATAGAGACCAAATAGTTTCCACATTTGTTCTTCAGCCAACTCCATGTTAGAAGCCTTCTCACTTAGTTTGGCATTTAACAATTGGAATTCTGTTTCCATGGCCACCCCTGACATTGTTTTGCTCACTGTGCTTCTAACGCCACCTGTGAAACTAATTCTGTCAATGGCCTCAACTAACTTGTCAATGGAACTGTGAATGTTTGACACACCTGAGGTGCCATGTTCTAGGTAGTAGGGATTAAGTCCTGGGTCACTGCCTTCTTGTAGTTGTATAATGGCACCAGCACCACTGCCTAGTTGTGCAGTTGGTGGAACTACCAATGAGGGATGACCATCCATTCTAATACTTTGTTCATTCTCACTGGTCAAATTGTAGATCAAACGCTGGATGTCTGCAATGTCAGTGATATCACTGATTCCAATGTCCTTGGTAATGCCACGTTGGTTATAGACCAGTATGGCAGGGATTAAACCTAGTTGATTGACTTCTTCACTTTCAAGACTGGCTTGCTTCTTGTAATCATCAAGATAATATGTTCTAATAGTTTCACGTGTCCATTCTTTGACCACTGTGACCTTGTCAATGACTTCTTCAACGTACTTGAAGTATGCTAGTTCATAGCGGCCACCTGGACCACGTTCCCAACGCCAGTCACTGACCACCAATGGTGTTAGTAAATTCACATAGGGGCGAACACCTAGTTCAATCTCTTGTGCCACAGTATTAGCACCTAGATTAGGCTTGGTCATTATGATCCAACTGTGACCAAATACTGATGCCCATATGCTTACCTGTTTCATAAACATATCTAGGTCACGACCTTCCATGTCACAGTCTGCTAGGAATGATTCTACGTCTGCTTGACCTGCCCAGTCATAGAACTCACGATCTGGTTCTTGACGGAATAAGAAACTTATGTAGGTCTGAATAACACTCATGCTGTGGTTATCCAGGGGAGTGTTCTGACAACGAGCACCGTACTCACCTTCTGTTTCTAACACGTAGCGAGTAAGGTACCCACCATTGCGATATTCTTGACCACCAGTGTAGGAGTTTAGTAAGAATTCCCAACGATCACGATTGCGTGTCCATAACCAATGCGTTGAACTTAACGCTCTATAATCATCTAATAATTCTTGTTGTGCCATTGTTATTTCCTATTTTGTGAGTCCATTGTCCTTGAGGTAATGGAGTTAGTGGTTGTCTTATAGGGAACAAGAAATCAACCATGTATCTCAGTGCGTCATTCATGTGATCAAACCCTGAATCTTTGTCTGGTATAGAGGTGCCTGTTTTGTAAGTTTGCTTCTCAAGACACTCTATTGCATATTTAACTGTGGGATCAAAGAACAAGGTGGTTATGCCACTTGAACTGCGTAATTTGGCATTGACAGCATTGACACCATCTCTAACAGGATTGTGCCTGCTTGGTGCCTTTACTTGGAAACCTGCTGTTCTAAGGATAGTATGGTCTGTTCTATTTCCTGCTGATGTTTTGCGTGCCGCACCTGCTGGATCTGGATAACATATAATATTTTTCTCAGGAAAGCGAGTCTTAATTTCTTGAACCATTTCATCTGTGTTACTCCCGTATATTTTAATCTCATCTATGATGTGTAGAATGTTGTTTAGTTTAACAGCCACCACGGCTGTGATTGGATCTATGTTAAAGTCCATGCCTATGTGTATGTCTCTAGGTGTAACTCCCTCCCATTTGATGACATTGTAAGTTCTATCAAATGCGTAGAATATACGACCACTGAATGTTTCAAAACTAGCAAGGTATTCTTGACGAAACACTTTCTCATCAAGTGTTCTACGTGCGGCTTCTACTTCTTCAGGTAGTACATTGCCGCCATCTAAGGTAGTGTACTGAAATGATTTCCACTCATCAGGGAATTCGTTGGACATGGTGTATAGATCATGTCCTAGACCACCTAGGCCCTTGGGTGTGCCTATGAATAATGCTCCACCCATCTTGTCACTCAATGTGGGACGCAATGTCTCATACCATGCTTCAGGAGTTACGTCTGCAAATTCGTCAATGACTAGATAGTCTAGGCCTATACCTCTAAGACTGTCATAGTTGTCAGCACCTTTCAATGATATGGTGCTGCCGTTCTTTAACTCTATGCTTAATTCTGTTTCATTGATCTTCTTGGCCCACTTGAGGTCAATGAGTTTGTTGCGTAGTTTCTTCCACGTAATCATTTTAGCCTGACGGTATGTAGGAGCAATGTACCACACAGTCTTATCAGGTTCTTTGGCGTTGAAGCAGAGTTCTCTAATTGAGAGATGTGTCTTACCAAAGCGGCGTCCTGCAATAACAACCTTAAAACGCTGTGGGGCTTCTACTATACTTTGCTGTGCTAAACTTAAAGGCATTATTCGTTGTCTGACCAAGGCAGTGGTGCGTTGGCTTCACTGTCTAGTGGAACGTCACTCATACCCAGCATATTCTTGGCTAGGAATATCTGCACTGCCGCATTGTTATTTTGGCAAGCATTATTCAGCATTGCTCTGCGTAGGCTAATCTTTACT